CTCCCCTAGGGGAGTCGGGTCTGTTTCATATAGTGCTACATCGGTCCCACTAATCGTGGGAGTGCCGATTAAGGCCTCTAGCATATGCGGTGGAATACCGCATTATATGGAACAGTTCGGCATAGCCGGACTATCGTACAAGGTTCCAACCGAGTGCGATATGTAGTTTATGAGTGCCCTCGGGCGCTCGCAAACTATGGATTCTAGTGGTTGGTACCATCCTTACGGAAGGATCCGTGATGAATACAGCTGTAACCTTTCTCACTTTGAGGGATCATATTCCTCTTTATGGGTGTCCGGAGTGTCGATTCTTTCGTTTCGAGTGCCCCGGATGTGTTAATCACACATTGCGACAGCATTTTATCACATGGAGGATCCAGACCTTTGGATGGCACGATACAACTAACTGGTTATATCGTAAATACCCCCACTAGTTCGAGGTGCAGTATGCCCATTCAGGCAATATCCAACGTCCCTGGAAAATTCTCCAGGACACGTCCCGTTCCTGAGACTCAGATAGGGGAATTAGGGGGAAACCCTTACTTCCTCAGCCGTACGCACGATGTGTATACGGATTACTCCTATAAGAGTATCTTAGTCAAAGGCGACCATGATGGTCCAACACCCTATCAACGTGAAGTCATGTCGATCTTAACTGATCGACCTGGCGCGTGGGTAGAGTTGGTGTATAGACCGAATGGGGATATTGAAAAGAACATCATGACGATCATTCCGATCTCCACGATGTACCCTACGGGCTCGATGTCGTTCCCTCCTCAGTTTTACGCTGAGTTGGAGAATGCGTACAGTAAGAGCGTTACTAAGGCCTTGATGAAATTAAGGTCCAATACCGCTCAAATTGGCGCAGCGATTTTCGAAGCGAAGAAAACTGCAGAGATGATTGCTAGTCAGTCCCTTGCCGTTTTGCGTGCTTATCAAGCCGCACGACGTGGTAATTTCGCAGAAGTTGCGAGACAGCTCGGGATCACAAGTAGTCGAGTTCTTAGCGGGAAACATGCCGCCAACATGTGGTTGCAAACCATGTATGGATGGCTACCTTTACTGGTAGACATCAAGCAGGGTTGTGATCGTCTTGCTAAGGGGTATCGTGATAAAGGTTTTATCATCGATGCTCACTCTACCCCCAAGTTTCGATTCGTCGAGCCTTGGCACTTTGGTGGCCAAAAGTCACAGTGGATCTTCGAAGCCGGTGTACGTTGTGCAATTGAAGCACGTATAAAAAATTCGTTCCTGGATTCGATAGATGGTAGTGGAGTACTCAACCCTCTTTCCATTGCTTGGGAGTTAGTCCCTTATTCCTTCGTTATAGACTGGTTCGTACCAGTCGGCAATGTGTTAGAGAGTCTCACCGCTACGGCGGGCCTTGAATTTGCCTCCGGTTATACTTCCACGAGATATGAGGGGAGCTTCCATGCTCTCCTGAATGATCGTGGCCCTGGAACCTATATAACGGATCCAGGTGAGCTCGAAATAGGATATTTCTTCCTACAACGACAGCCTATGGGTGGGTTCCCCCTCCCTCGGCTGTATGCTAAGGATAACCCTTTCACCTCTGATCACATCAAGACCGCTGTGGCCTTGATGCGCCAATTGATGGGCAATTCCGCCCGTCATTAGTAAATGTAGGCGCGCGATTTATTCGCGTCTATTTAGGAGCAAGTTATGCCCACTAATGCCCCTCTGGTCCTGAAGGACCGGGCCACACCGCAAGTCGATCACACGTTTAATCCGCGTGATGTCGTCGGCAGTGTCGCTACATTTACGGAAAGCGTCGATGGCGTTCCGCTCGCGGACCGTCGTATCGTTCTAAGCCTGAACCGCACGCCTACGCGTGTGAAAGCTATCGCGAAATTTGCGATACCTGTTGTTCAGGATGTTGTGGTTGGCGGAGTGACGAAGCCAACGATTGTTCGGACCGCTTATGCGGAACTCATGTTCAATTTCGATCCAGCAACCAACACGCGTGAGCGTGATGACCTGGTCGGTTTTGTCCATGATTTCACCAAATGGGCGGATAATCCGATCGTCGGAGGCGTCATCGTCGATCTAGAGGGTATCTGGGGGTGAGCCTTCGCAGGTTCATCCTTAGCCCTCGGGGTAAGAAGATTATAGCGGCGTTAGCCACCGCGGCTTTTGCCGCTCTTCTCTCATCCATAGGAATTAGTCAGTAGGCGATTCCTTTCTTAATTAGGAGTATACCTGATGAGAATGCAACAAAGCCGCCAACGCACCCGGAAGAGTGCAAATAAACGGCTTCCGAACGGGTTGACCGAAACATTCTATGACATGATATTAGCGCTTGATCCGTCAATTAAGTCGGATTATTTAAAACGCGAGGTCATGTCGAAGTATGTTTCTTCCGACACGGCACCTGCTGTAGAACGCAGGACTGCAGCCATAGTCAAGTGGTTGTTTGCCGAACGGGACAATGAAGCCACCAACGAGAGACTGCTCACGACCCCAGATGATTTTATTATCATAGGGGGCGTTTCTGTGAGCTCTAGTGTCTCTTATGGGAGCTTTATGTCTAAGTGTCGCGATATCGTAGCTGATATCATCGGTGACACACCGCCCATAGACGCCCTTGTTGGGGCGTTTAGCGGTGGTGCATCGACTTCCCGTGCTCGTACTGAAAGCCATCCGGCGAGTAAGTACCTCGGAAAAGCGCACGTCACACATCGTGCTAAAGAGGTTTTCGAATCCTTTTGGGGAGACGAGATGCCTCAATGGCATACTGTGCGGGACCAACTCGTTTTAGAGGTGGTCCCTGGTAACGTGATGTTCACTGTTCCAAAGAAGACGGATATTGATCGATGTGCTTGTAAAGAGCCTGACATCAATATGTTCATACAGAAGGGCGTTGGGAATCACTTCCGTGATTCTCTTCGTCGTATCGGCATAAACCTCAATGATCAGAGTAGAAATCGATCGTTGGCACAGTCCGGTTCTCGTGACGGGAAGTTAGCTACGTTGGACCTATCCAGCGCAAGCGACTCCGTCACTGTGCAACTGGTAGCAGAAATGCTCCCTGTGTGTTGGTACACTCTGCTGGATTCTATTAGGAGTCCAGTCACCATCATCGATGGTGAGGAACACGTCAATGAGATGTTCTCCTCTATGGGGAACGGTTTTACGTTCGAGTTGGAGAGCCTGCTCTTCTATTCCATACTTAAGACTACCCAGTTCTTCACTGGGGTCTCAGGTATCGTTTCCGTTTATGGTGACGACCTTATCATCCCTACCGGGATGGTACCCGCGGCGATCTATTGCCTGAACTATTTCGGCTTCCAAGTTAATTCTGAGAAGTCGTTTTGGACAGGCTCTTTTAGAGAGTCGTGTGGTGGTCACTATGATGCCGGGATCGATATAACCCCGTTCTACATTAAGGAACCGATAAAGTACCTCGTGGATGTTATTGACTTAGCAAACAAGCTTCGTCAGTGGGCATCTCGCGGAGTACCGGATTATAGTAAGAGCAGTTGTGTGGCGGTGATCGATCCTTCGATCGAAGCTATATGGCTGTTTTTACGTGATTTAATTCCTTTGTGTCTTTGGGGTGGTGCAGATTTTACCTTTAAGTATCAGTTAGTCAGCAATGACTACCCGAGTCGTCGTCTCCAACCAGAGACGAAGACCAGGGACACTGGACTAGGAGGCTATCTGCATTGGCTTAACGCCAGTTGGATGCGATCGGACCCTACCGATGGATTTGAAACTTCATCGGTCTCATCCACTTCCGAAGTGATGAGGTTAAGGCCCGTTAGTCCCTATCGCAGGGCAGTGCCTCAGTTGCCA